AGCTTTCACAGTTTGATCAATCTTAACTGCAACTTCACTGAGGTGAGCAAATCTAAACATTTTATTTAAAGATGGCACCCAAGCATCTACAAGTAATCCATACCCCACTGATGGATCATCGGAATTCTGATAACCCACATACTTGATAACAGCATCCTTTTTAAGTGCAAACATTGTTCCTATAGGAACGCCAATGTCAACACCACCATGCATTCTACCCCAACGATAACCATATGCAGAAGTTAATTCATATCCACTAACATCAGATCCCTCTGTCTCACCCTTTGCTTTAAGTTGCCCTGCAACTGGGTTGTATGGGATAATTACAACATCCTTTGATTGATCAGAACTTCTATTATCAAATCCAGCGGCAACAAAGTTTGCCAACATGAGTCCCAAAGGATTATCAATTAAACTTCCGCTGGAACGACCACTAAAAATGGAATCAATAGTCTTATCAATAACAAGTTTTCTAGCAGCTCTCTTAGCGCGTGCAGTTTTTTGTTTTTGATCACTGCTTTCAATTCCATACAGAGATCTTTTTTGTTCGATTGCTTTCAGATAGTTTGACTGCATTTCGGAGAGAAAATTCTCCATCGAATCAAGATAAGTTCCCAACCTGACGAAGAACTTACTCATCGGGTTAGTGGTCTTATTCTCTATAATCAGTTGTTTTACTTTCTGCTCAGGAACAACTTGCAGATCTTCTACATCATCTAATTTAAGAATAGTACCAACACTGGCAATAGCAATCGGTGTAATATTATCAGATATGGCAAAGACTTCGGAAGCAGCTGCCTCCGAATCTCTCTCTATCATTCTAGTCTTTGCTTTTATCATCAATCAAGATCTGTTTGATTTCTAGTAAATATGCTCGTTCTCATGACAATATCAGGAGAATTATCACCAACAAAATCAGGTGCCTTCTTCTTGCCAGGAATCTTAATATAATCGGGTGGCAAAGGAACAACCTGAGGTTGTTGTTCATTATTACCAGACATCATACTACTCTGAGCATTCTCCAAATTTTGTGATGGCATAGGACCCTTATATCCAGGAGCATTATAATAAGCATTAGGACCAGTAACCTGATCATATACTGCTGTTGATCGTGGATTGATTAACAAATCATTGATGATGAATTCTAATGCCATCATCAATGGATGTGTAACAGTACGGGCAGGTCTTTCAAATGCCTGACGAACAGCAGGAGTAGGACCAGTTCTTACCATATCAGGTGTAAATGCTTTGATAGGATTCCATCCTTTAATACCAGTAGCACCAGACTTGAATGCTTTATTAGTTCTAGTAAGCTGTTTAGCATCATCTGCCATAAGGTCTTTCCAACTAGCAGTACTCTCAGAAGGAACTCTCATGTTCCTACCTTTATTCCACCACCCGACGAGACCACCATCTGCCATAGGTACAATTTTACTTGACATTCCTCTAAAATAATTCATTGCTTCACTACTATACAAATTAAGGTCACCAATACCACCAGATGCTTTTGGAGCATTAGTAACATCAAAAACACCAGGCTTTTCTTGAGTAACTTTTGATCCAGGCATTACTTCACCAATTCTCTGCGGAGTTAAAAACCTTTCAAGTATCATATCAGATTCTGCCTGTCTCTGTGCAGCATTACCCTGAGGTGTAGATCTACCAGAAAGTTCAGCCTGCAATGCCTGATTATCAGCTTGAGTATCAGTTCTTCTCCTAAGTTCTCTAGTAACTCTATCTCTCTGAGATGATGTTCTGGATAATCTAGTACGACCCTCACTAGCATTTCTAGATCTACCTCTCAATGCTCGCTGCCTAGTAGATTTCATCTGCTCCGCAGTGCTTGATACTGAAGTTTGAGGAGTAAAAGAAAAACGGGATTGACTTGAACTGACAGGTTGTGCTGGTACTGTTGGTTGTACTGGTGTTACCTTAGGACCAGTTTTAATTGTATTCGTAGGAGGTGATGATACACTTGGTTGGGTAACTTTTGGAGTGACCCTAGGAAGTGAAGTACTAGGAACAGTCGTAGTACGACGACCACCTCTAATTGGAACGATTGGCATCCAACCGCTCAAATTAAGAAAATTTGAAAAAGTCAGTAATCCTTGCTGTTCTTCAGAAAGAGGTTCGTGAATATAAACCTTACCATCTCGTTTCTTGATTAAATGACCAGTATCGACATAAGCACCACGACCAAGTTTAACATCAAATTCACTGCCAGGATTATGTTTAATATATTCCTCAATAGCACCAGCTAATTCCTGTTGTTGAGTTTTAACTCTCATATCATAATTAGGAATTGTCACCATTGGAGGAGTTGCAGGTACTCCTGGCATTGAAATCACATCAGGAATAATAAATGGAGGAGTAAGCTTAGGATCAAATAAAGGTCTAGGAACTTTTGTTGGTTGTGGAGCCACAGGAGTTGCTGGTTCTACCTCAACTTCTTGTTCTTGCTCTTGTTCTTGAGGACTTTTTTTACCAGGAGCAGCAACACCAGTTTTTTGCTCCTGCTGTCTTCGGAACTCTTCAGCTTTTTTAATAGCTTCCTGTTCCTGTTGCTTATAATCAACACCTAAATTTGCTAATCCTGAAGAACCAGTTTTAATTTTTTCCTCTTCTTCTTCCTTCTCCTCTTCTTTAATTTTAGGAGGTACAGTAGTGCTAGGAGCACCAGGACCACCAGGATTATTAGGACGCCTTCTTCTGCCGCCAAATGGGAATGGAAAACCACCTCCAGGACCCTTTTTAATTGAATTTGCTCCACCTTGAGCGTCAGGATCTCCAAAATCAACAGTCTTATCTAACAGATACTCTTCAAATGTATTCTGATATAATTCTCTCTTTCGTTCAAATACTTCTTTCTCTGTAATAATCTGTACTTTTTGAAGTTTGATGATATCCTTCATCAACTTCTCAGTGGCGGTCATTTTTGCTTCAATCGCCCTGAGATGCCCCTGAATAGTCTTATTCTTTACAGGGGAAATCTTGATATTCTGAATCTTAGGCAGATCCAGAGTTGCAGCAGCGGGCATTTCTGCGATGCCGACAACCTGATCGGGAGTAACAGGAGGATTAACTGCCTTTACAACAATCTTAGGATCTGTACTAGGATCTAACCCAGGACCACCAACCTTAGGTGTACTCTCTTCGGGTTGAGGTTTTCCTGACTGATTTTGATCGCTGGATGATATTCTCGCCATTACTGTTGTGCTGCTCTGCGTGCGTTTTCTTTTTCAATAAAATCAACTAACAGACTCACATAAACATCCCGTTCCCACGGCATCATATTTTCAATCTCTGTCAAGCTATATTTATGGTGTTGCATGAGATTAAAATTTAGTCGGAAATAGTTTTCCAGATTATTCTGAAAAACCGCTATGCGAAAAAATTTGCTAATCCCTCAATTGTGACATCAGACTTTACACCAGTCTTAGGATTAGTTACCTTCACTGTATGAGTTAGCTTGGGCATCGTTGCAAAGAACGACTGAAGTTTCTGATACTGCTTAGAGTTCAACTGCTCAACAAAGTCTTCAAGTTCTTTCTTCGTAGAATCTGCTGCTTCCCATGTCTCCTCGCCATTGTAAATAGTGTCAATACATTCAACAGCATATTCAAATGTACTATCAATAAGACTTTTCTTGTCATCAGGTTTCTTTTCCATGATGTATTTCATCGTAGGATATTTCATCTTAATAAAATATCCATTCTCAAGGTCAATGGTATCAGTGTGACCCTTATCCTTGACTACCTGAATATCGTCAATATTAATTTCAACTTCTGCCTGCGTCTCACCATCATCAGGACATGTGATAGCAAACTCAAGAATCTCACCAACAGACTTAGCACGAACGTTAAGGAAGATATACTCTACATCAAATGTAGAGAGACTATCTAAATCAATCTTAGTTTGCAAACAATTTTCAATAATTTGAATAATAGCATTGGTGACTTCATTTTGATCTTCAGACTCCAACGCAAGAAGAAGAATTTTTTCTTCTCTAACTACAAATGGTCTGTATTTTACTTTTTTCCCTGTAGATGGAATTTTCAATTCATAAACAGGAGTATTAATCTGGGGTAATGACATAGTTCAAAAAATAATTAGAATTCGGCTCCTTTTTTATCGTAAAAGATCACGACATGTTTTTCGTATCTAAAGGATACTCTCAATTTATTTAGTGTGCTAGCACCATACGCCAATGGCACACTTTCAATACTATAAGGATATACATTAAACATATCATAATAACATGAATTTTGTCCAGAAGGACCAGTTTTATCTTTATAACTTTTGGTCACTGTCAACTTAGGACATACCATTTCTTCATAATAACGTAATCCAACAGTGTTAGTCACTGCTCTTCTTTTTTCCCTCTCTGCTGGAAGAATTTCACCACCTTCATTATTCATACTTTGCTCGGGGAACATACCACCAAACCATGCTTCAAAGAATTTTGAAGGATTAAGTTGATTAGTCTGAATAAAACTCAAACGCATATCATTATAAAGTTTAGCATGAGGATACTGAATTAATCTACCTGCATACACGCCATCAACCTCTTGAGTGGCAGCAAATGTTCCTGGTAATGATGCTTCGTCACATAAAAACATCATATTATCATATGCTCCGCCAGAAGAAGTCAGAGAAAATCCATAATATTGCAATCTACTTAAAATCTCAGCATTTTTTGTGGTACTGAAACTAAAGTTTACCTCATACTCATTAGAATATGATGCACCTTTATCAGCATTAAATATCCCCCTCAGTTTAGATATAGACATTAACTCTAAATAGAAGTACTTGTTGTAATTATATTTATGGCGTATTCTGGCAAGTTCCAACCAAAGAATCCAAGGAAATACAAAGGTGATCCGAGACTAGTAATATACAGATCATTATGGGAACTTAAATTCATGAAATGGTGTGATGACCATGATCATGTGCTTGAATGGGGTAGTGAAGAAATTGTTGTTCCTTATCGTTCTCCTCTAGACGGTAGGATTCACCGATACTTTGTTGATTTTTACATCAAAATCCGAAATAAGAACAATACTATCAAGAAATACTTAATTGAAGTCAAACCAAAGAAACAAACATTACAACCCAAAGCACCTAAAAGGAAAACACCACGTTATTTAAGTGAAGTTTCTGCATACATCATCAACCAAGCGAAATGGGAAGCGGCGAGAGAGTGGTGTGCAGATAGAAGACTAGAATTTCTTATACTCACAGAGGAGCACTTAAATGTCTAAGGGATTTGCTAAAACAAAAGGAAGACTAGAATTAAATATAGTCAAAAAATCTGGTGGGCAGAAGAAAAGTAGAGAATGGTATCGCAGAGAAGTCTTTGAATATCTCTACGACAACATGACAGATGAAGTAGAACCAAATAAACTATATTATTACGAATATGATCCAAAATTCAAAGCACAAATGGATAGGTATGACATCTATCCTCTAGTTTATGCATTTGATCGCGCCAAAGATAATTTTTTGGGATCTAATATACACTATCTGCGTGACAGAGAAAAAGGTCCCTATGCTCTTGCCCTCCTAAATAAAAAAGCAAGGATTATTGAGAAAACTATTCACCGATACATCTTCAAGCAAGCAGATCATTTATTTTTTGAGGTCCAAGAAGAAGATTGGGAATTTATCGCTACTCTCCCGATTCATAGATTTATAGAAAACTAATGCCTCTTTTAAGTTCATTAAGATATCCAGCAGAATTTGCTACAGATGGTCCTTCAGTGGACTATCTTGAGATGCAATTTATTAGAAGAAATTATGATAGTGAAAAAGTAGAATATAAGTTAGAGGTTATTGAAGGAACTAACACAATTTTTATTAATATTCCTCAAAAAGTAACCGAAGCAATCTCGCAGCAGTTTAATCAAACTAAACTTGGTGAATTAGGTGCTTTCCTCGGAAAAAGATCAAATGCTGGTGAAGCTGTTAGAGATGCACTTACAAGAACTGCTGAACAATACTTACTAGATAAATCTGTTGATGTTGCTAATAAATTAGGTGCAACAAACCTCTCTGCTTCTGGATTACTTTCAGCAACTAGTGGTGTTGTATTCAACCCAAATCTTGAGGTTCTTTATGAAGGACCAGATTTTAGGACATTTAATTTCCAGTTTAACTTGTTCACTAAATCAAGAAAAGATGCGGAATCAATATTTTTTATTGTAGAGACTTTAAGAAAAGCAAGTTTACCTAGTGTATCTACTTCAGATGATATTAACACTTCACAATTAAAAGATGTGTTTACTGACACTGCTGCCATCGGAGCAGCAACTGCTGGTGTAGGCACTATTTCCCAAGCTATCGAAGGTGGTCTAAAAGGAAAATTTAGCAAAGATAAAACTGCTCTTGGAGGAGTAGGAGAAGGAATTATAGGTAGTCTTGGAGGATTTGTAGATTCGGCAGGATCTGCTATAGGTGCAGGGGCAACTGCTGCTGGTCTGTTATTTAACGGTGGTTCTAGATTTATCAAACAACCTCCATTCATACTTCTTACATATAAGAGAGGAGCAGATGATCATCCTTTTATCAAACCATTGCTCCCATGTGCTATTAATCAGATTAATTTTGATTTCACTCCAACTGGAAACTACACTACAGTAGGTGAATTCAATACTGATCCAAAAGCAACTACTGTTGGAGTTACAATTACCATGAATCTCACTGAAGTGACAAATCTATTTGCTGATAAAATGTTCACCGATAGAGCACCAGGAGTTAAAAAATAATGTCAGGATTTTTTTCATATTTACCAAAAATAGAATATACCCCAACTAGAATCAAATTTCAATTTACCAATCAAGATTTTGTACTTGCTACAAACATTTTCAAAGGATTATCATTAGATAATTCTGCATATGCTACAGATCTGTTTGCAGAATTTAGTTTAAAAGACGGTGTTAGACCAGATCAAGTTTCTGAAGCAGTTTATGGTAATCCTAATTATGATTGGGTTATTTTGCTGACCAATAAAATTACAGATCTTAAAAATGATTGGCCACTGAGTCAAACAGAATTTGAGTTATTGATCAATAAAAAATATTCTGATCCTCACTCAGTAAAAAACTATCTCACAAAAGAAGTCAAAAATGACATTGGTGAAATAGTTCTTCCTGATGGACTAGAAGTATATTATAATCCAAACGACCAAGATTCTTTCAAAAGAACATATATCAAATCATATAATCCCATAGTAGAGGAAACTGAAAATGGTGCAACATTGCTAACATCAATTACTCATTATGAGTGGGAACAGGCACGCAATGAAGAAAAAAGAAAACTACAAATCTTAAAACCAGATTATCTTGAGACTTTTGTAAAAATCTTCCAAGCATCGGCAAATTACTTGCCAAGTGTAAAGAATAAGTCCAAAATTAAACAGACTCTAAACAAAACTAGTATCTTTAATAACATCACCCTATGATATTAGAAGAAGCATGTTACTCCTTAAAACTAGAATGTGCCCTAAGAGACTTAGGTTTTGTTGACATCGGTTGGAAATGTGTAGCACATGCAGGTATATTCTTCATACAACCAGTAGGAATCCCAGATGACCCCGAAGGGGATCTTCTGGGATTTTCTTTAACTATACCTAATAGGAGAACTTATCAAAGGTATAGATTAGTATCTACTGCTAAGAGAGCACTGGATATTGCTCAGGGACTGTAAAAACCCTACAGACAAAAAAATACCCCGAATTTTTTTTCGGGGTATTTTGGAAATTAAAGTTGATTTTGCCTGAGGTTATTCAAACCAATCTTCTGGCAGGTACTCTGCACATTCAAAAGGTTTCTCAGTACAATACTTCCTTACTACTCCATGCATGTCATGTTCCATTGTATGGTGAGCATGGTTATGCATGACTCCAACTAGAATTAGAAAACCCACTAGCAATATATTGAAGTGGGTTATGGGACTACTGAGGATCTGTAGTAGGTACTTCTTCATCCTTCTTGTTAAAACCAAAGGGTCCTTCTTTCTCCTCAAGTTTCAGTCGCAATGCAACTGTACCGATGGACTCAAGGACTTTTAGGATGTCCTCTGCCCTGGCATCTTCACCAAGTTCTTTGGCAACGTACCAGTACTTTGGCCAGAAGGATTCACCTGCCTTCTGGTAATCTTCAACGGTTAATAGTTTCATTCTTCCTCAGCAAGACGGGCAAAGTAGGACAGGGTGTCATCATCGTCAGTCGTAGGAGCAGGACGTGATGCAGCAGTCGGTTGAAGGTTGTTCAGTTCTTCTTTCATGGCATTAGGCATGGGACGGGAAGGAGCATTGAACTTAGGTGCTCCCATGATGTCAGCATCATTGAAACCACCGCGACCTTCGGACTCATCTTCCAGAGTCTCACGATCAAACTTCTGCTTCTGACCACGACCCAGAACAACATTCAGACGTGAATCAAGTTCCTCATAGGACTTGAAGTTCTTAGCATCCATGAACTCATTCAGAGAGTGCTGTGACTTCCAAACCTTCTCAAGTTCATCATCAGTCATGTCCTCAAGGGTAGAAGGTGCAGCGAAGTCAGACTTATCATAGTTCCAATAACCATCCTTCTTCTGCAGTTTCAGTTTGAAGTTAGCACCCTGCCACAGATCAAAGGGATTGATCGGGGTCTCATCTTGGAACTCAGGTTGCATTGCTGCCTGAATCTTGTCAAAGATCTTCTTACCAAACTTGTAGAGGAAGACCTTACCTTCGTTACCAGGATTAGAAGGATCACTCACAACATAGATGTTGGAGTAGTAGGAGAGTTTACGCTTCTGCTTACGAGCGACCTCCTTGTCGCTATCAAGACCACTGTTCCACAGTGTACGGTTCAGTTCCGACACGGGATCTTTCTTA